AATGGCCCCGACCCCGAGAACTGCCATTGGCCGGAAGCGGTAGGCAACCGCAAGCGCAAGAAACATCCCGAGCTTCCCGTCGTTCCTATGTGCCACGTCTGTCACATGCGCCAGCACGAGGGCCACGGTCCCACCATAGAGCGACTAATCCGCAAGGCCCCGCTCTACTGGCAGGCGACAGGTCAATGGGACAAAGCTACGCCGTATTTCGAGCGATTCATGAGCCGCAGGAAATACCTGGAGGCGGTGAGATGACTAGGATTCGTCAATGGATCTTCGGCTTCGATGCCTGCTATGAGGCGGAGGATGGCGTTGTCTATGGCTTCCGGGTGATACCGGGTTGGAAGCTGCTGGGGCTGAGGGTTTGGGCGTGGATGAAATAAGGGGGGAGGGGGTAGGCCGGTATGGAATCTGATGAGCCTATCTGCCACTTCGTGGGCATCATTCCACCGATTCAAGGCGCGGTGAAGTTCTCCGGTGAAGGTGATGCGAGGGTGCTGTTCGAGGCACCTGCATCCGAGATGGCCGAGGTCATGAAGCTAATTGGTTACGGTAGGGATAAGGCGCTAAGGGTGAAGGTGTATGCCGACGAGACCTAAGAGTCCATGCCCGGTGTGTAGGCGTGTTGGTTGTGATAACCCAGACCATAAACGAGTAGTGGACTACCGGGCCAGAATGGAGGCCGAGCGGATACGCCGCCCCTATTCATACGCGGAGCGTAAGCGGAGGGGGGATACAGTAGGGGCATGGGTGGAGGTGCATGGCTATGTCTGCCCGATTTGTGGCAAAGAGACTACGGACCTAACCGCTGACCATATTATGCCCTATGCTAAGACCGGTGATGAAAATACACCGCTACAGGTGATGTGCCGTAGTTGCAATGCTAAAAAGGGCGCGCGGTAGGGTGGGGGGTATTTGTAAAGTTAAATGTGTAGCGAATGGCGAGTGTCCGCTCCCCTCTTTTCAAGCGCGCGCGAAATCCTGAGAGTTGAGAAATGGGTAGATATCCCAAACCGAATAGCCTACGAGCGGTGGAGGATGGGGTCGGCAAAGGGGGCCGTTCCAGGGGTCATAGACCTCTGAAATCAGAGCCGAAGTATTCCCCTCTGTCCGATGAGCCTCCCGGCTGGCTGCCGAAAGAGGGCAGGGCAGAATGGCGGAGACTCATGCGGGAGTTCAGCCGCTATCCCGGTCTCGTCCAGCGTCCCGACCGTGAGGCCATGATCGCTCTGTGCTCGGAGTGGGCTGAATACGTCAGGGCCATTAAGGACCGTGATACGGCCAAGGGCAGGGCGCTTGACTCGGCCCGTCGCCAGGCTCGGGACACGCTCAAGAACCTGCAGGTCATGTGGGCGCGGTTCGGGCTGACTCCAGGTGATCGGGCGCGGTTTGACCTGAAAGATAGGGAAGGCGACGATGCCCCAATCCTCGCGTTACTCACAGCAAGCAGCGACGAGAGCAATTGATTTTGTCGGCTGTCTGAAGCATACCAAGGGCGCCTATCGCGGTGTGCCGTTCGCTTTGACTGATTGGCAGCGGCCGGACTGGGAGCAGGTCTTCGGGTGCCAGAGGCTCAATCCCAACCGGGCCTCGAAACGCAAATGGGTACGGCAATACAAGCGCTGGTTTAAGGCCATCGCCAAGAAGAACGGGAAGACGGAAGAGGCTGCGGCCGCTGCGGGCGTGCTCCTTTACGCCGATGATGAGTTTGGCGCGGAGGTCTATTCGGGCGCCTCTTCGCGTGACCAGGCAACTCTTACCTATCAGACGCTCAAGAACATGGCGAAGCAGGTGCCCGAGCTTCGCAGGATGTCCAAGTTCTACGATTCGACCAAGCGCATCTATGTCCCTTCGACGGAATCGACCTTCCAGGCGCTCTCGGCCGACGCTGACTTTTCAGACGGTATCAACCCGTCCGGCGTGGTTGTAGACGAGCTCCATCGGCACAAGAACCGCGAGCTCTATGACCTGTTGAAACAGGGTTCTGACACGCGGGAGCAACCTCTACTCATCGTCATCACCACTGCCGGTTTCGATCAAACTTCGGTGTGCTTCGAGGAATGGGAGTACGCCCGCAAGGTACGCGACGGCATCATTGAGGACCCGTCCCTTTACGTTTCGCTGTACGAGACGCCCCAGGAGACCACCTGGGAGCAGTTGGCGGCTGATGAGTCACTATGGAAACTGGCTAATCCTGCCCTGGGTGACTTCCTGAGAGAAGATGGGTTGCGGGACCTCATACGTGAGGGGCAGGCGAAACCGGCTCTCCGTAACAGCATCATGCGGCTCAGGTTCAATCTGTGGACCTCCTCTGATGTGGCCTGGTTTGACATAGACACATGGGATCGCTGCGGCGGGCTCGTCGGCAACGTGGCGGGTCAAGAGTGCTTCGGGGGCCTGGATATGGCCTCTACCTCAGACTTCGCCGCTTGGGTGATGTACTTCCCCGAGGGGCACAAGGTGATGGCTCACCTTTTCCTGCCGGAAGAGGCTATCGAGCGGCGGTCGCCCATGCGGGCGCAGTTGGACGCCTGGCGCAAGGATGGATGGATACACGTCACACCCGGCGATTGCATTGATTATGACTACATCAAGCAGCAGGTTCTGCGAGATGCGGCGGTGTACCAAATCAGAGAGATAGGTTATGACCCCTGGAATGCAACGCAGATTGCGCTGCAGCTTCAAGACAAGCTGGGGGAAAACGTGATGGTTCCCGTCCGACAGGGTTTTGCGACTCTATCTGCCCCGTCGAAACTGCTAGAGACATTGGTATCAGACCGAAAGCTAAATCACGGGGGCAATCCGGTGTTGCGGTGGATGGCTTCTAATTGCATGGTCGAAGTGGACGCCAACGAGAATATCAAGCCGTCGAAGAAAAGATCCACTGAGAAGATTGACGGTATCGCGGCATTGGTAACGGCTTTGGATAGGGCCATGCACGCAGAGCTGATTGTAACGTTTGGTTTCCGCGCCTTCAACTGAAAGGCTCATATATGGGACTCAGAAGCTGGCTGTTAAAGCCGCTATTCGCATCCGGCGAAACGGGAGATTGGTTTACAGCCTTTCGTGATCTGCTGGAGGCCCATAAGACGGCGGCCGGAGTATCCGTCACTCAGACGACGGCGATGGGTTTGCCGGCTGTTTATCGTTGCATCTCGCTGAATGCCGACACCATCGCGAGCACGCCCATCCACACGATGCGGCGCGTGGGGGGAAAGCGCGTCAGTTATCCTCAGCCTCGTTGGATGGAATCGCCCAACGACTGGATGGATTTCAGCGAGTTCTTGGGGCAGATGCAGGCTTCGCTGGAGGCAGACGGCAACGCTTTCGCTCTGAAGGCGACTACCAGTAATGGTCATCTCGCGGGCCTATTTCCTCTCAATCCGGGCGCGGTGCAGATTGAACGATTGTCGGGCGGCGGTCTGGCCTACGATGTCGCCCAAGAAGACGGCACGGCTATCCGCATCTATGCGAATGAGATGCTGCATATTCGGGGGTTTACCCCCGCTGGAGAGGTCCGGGGGATATCCCCCATAGCCGCTCTTAAGCAGACAATCGGTTTGGGCTTGGCGGCCCAACAATTCGGAGCGCAATTCTTTGGTAGCGGGGCCAACCTCTCGGGTGTGATCGAGATTCCCGGAGCAGACCCAGGGGAAGACGTGGCCGAGCGTATGAACAAATCGTTCACGCGCAAGCACGGCGGTCTCTCCAAATCCCACGCTATCGGTGTTCTCTTCGGCGGGGCCAAGTGGGTGCCTATTTCGGTCAAGCCCGAGGAGGCGCAATTCTTGGAGACGCGCAAATCCAACGCGGCTGAGATCGCCTGCGCCTTTGGCGTACCCTCCTGGCTCGTTACTGATGCTGAGGGGGCCAAGGGGTTTGTCAGCGGGCTCTACGCGACCATGTACATGTGGCTGCAGATCGGAATCAATACGCGGTTTGTGCGTATAGAGCGGGCGCTTTCTCCATTGCTTCCCGATAGGGCGGCTTATGCCAAGTTCAACCGTAACGCTTTTCTAGCTATGGACCCGACCGAACGGGCTGCTTTTTATGAAGCAGGTTTGCGTGGTCAATGGCTTGTGCCCAACGAGATACGCGAGAAAGAGGATATGAACGCTCTTGTGGGTGGAGACGAGCCACTTAAAAGCGTGCAATGGTTTGAGTGAGTGACGAAACATAGGAAGTAAGTGGGGCCTGTAAGGGCCTTTTTTATTGCCCGAAATCAAGGAGGCGACGTTGAATCGAAGCCCGTTTCACAAACCGCACGCCAACCTGCGGGTCTTGAACAGTTCCGAGGACGAAGCGGAAGTCATGCTCTATGACGAGATTGGCTATTGGGGCATTACAGCCGGTGCTTTTAAGACTGAGCTGGACGCGATCAAAGCTAATGTCATCAATCTTCGGGTCAATTCCCCCGGTGGAGACGTGTTCGATGGGCTGGCTATGTATAACGCTTTGCGCGAACACCCGGCCAAGATCATCACGCACATAGACGGTGTGGCCGCCTCTATCGCGAGTGTTATTGCGCTGGCGGGCGATGAGGTTCAGATGGCCGAAAACGCCTACCTCATGATTCATAACCCGTGGGCGCTTGTCATAGGCACGGCCACCGATCTTCGCAAAGAAGCGGACCTGCTGGAGAAGATCACCGGCTCCCTGCAGATGGCATACCAGGCCAAGAGCGGCATGTCGGCGGAAGACCTGCAGGCCCTTATGGATGAAGAGACGTGGTTCACGGCGTCCGAGGCCAAAGAAGCCGGTTTCGCAGATACGGTCATCGGCGGTGACAAGGAGGCTTCTTCCGTAGCTGCCTCTTTCGATCTCTCCATCTACGCACATGTGCCGGAAGACCTCACGGCACCCCGGCCGGAACCCACCGTTAGAGAACTTGAGCGGGCCTTGCGGGACGCGGGCCTGTCACAAATAGCGGCCAAGCAGTTTGTCTCTGCTGGCCGTGCGGCCGCCGAGCAACGGGACGTTGCCGAGGCTGGGGAACGGGATGTTACCCCGAAGCCGTTTGCCCTTCCCATCGGATTTTAAGAAAGCGAGATACCCATGAAATACGAAGACCTGGAAAAGCTTCATACCGAGTATCGTCGGGCGTGCGAGGCGGCCAGAGATGAAACGGCCTCTGACGAGGCTCGCAAGGCTGCGGCCGACGATATGCTGGAAAAGCGCCACGCTCTGGACGCCGCCCTGATCGCCGACAGGCAGGACCGCGAGGACCAGGAGCGCGAGGCACAGATAGAGGCGGCCCGCAAGGACGCGGCACGCAAGGTTTCCGGCGTGGTCGTGCTGGAACAGAGTCCCTTCCCGCTCGACAAGATCAGGGAGTACGGCGCCAGCAGCCGCCGGGGTGACAGTCTTTCTTTCGTCATTCCCGCTGCCGGGCGTATCGAGCAGAGGTTGGCTCCGCAGTTCACCAGCCCCCAGGCGGCCGACTGGACCACCTTAGACGAGGCCACCTACAGCAGCCATACCGTGCCCCAGAAGTGGGCTTCTGATCTGTACATGTTCCAGGTCGCCCAGTCCGGTGTGCTCGCCGCCGGTCCCACCATCCTGACCACGGCCAACGGCAATCAGATCAACTATCCCAAGCTGGTCACCGACATGACCTCCGAGGCGGGCACTGAGGGTAAAGTGGCGACGGAGACCAATCCGGTCTTCGGGACGGTGCCCCTTAACAGCTACCGTATCGACGGCTGGACTCCCATCGCGGATGAGCTCTTCCGTGATTCCGGCGTGGATATCGAGGCCGTGCTTCGTGAGCTGGCTCTGAGGTCGCTGGCTGCTAAGGCTGCTCCCTACTACGGTGATGAGGACCTCGGTACCGGCGCCGATCTTCCTGCCGCTATCACCATCGGCACAACCGCCGGGGTGACGGCGGCCGGGTCCGACACGGTGACCCTGGACGAACTCAAGGAGCTCATGTACTCGGTGCTTCCGCGATACCGTAGCGTCGGCAAGTGGATTGCCAACTCCGACATCACTCTTGAGGTGGCGCTCGCCAAGGACGGCGAGGGGCGCTACATGATGCAGCCCTCCGCTTCGGCCGAGGACCCCGACCGCGTGTTCGGCAAGCCCTGGTACGAAGACTCCTATTTCGATGCGTCGGCTTCTCTCGGTAAGGTGGTCGTTTTCGGTGACATCCACTCGGCCTACATCGTTCGTCGCATCGGTGGTATTCAGGTCGATTTGTCCCGTGACTTTGCCTTCACCTCGTTCGAGACCACGGCGCGGTGGGCCATGTGGCACGACGCGGCCACCATCGACACCATCGCCGCCAAGCACATCGTCCTTACCTAACCCACAGTCCTGGGGGGCGGGGCAACTCGCCCCCCCTCCAAAGCGCACAGCGCTAGAGTCCTGATGGGCTCGTAGCAAAGGAGGCAACACAAATGGCCGATGCAACATACAAGCCCGCCGTCTACCGGAAGCAGGGCGGTGATGAGCTGGTCGTCGCTTCGGGCGGGAAGATCACCATCGAATCAGGCGGCGAGATCGACGGCACCAGCGGTACACTGACCGGCTTCCCTATCTCGGCCGAGGCGGTGACGTTGGCTAAGATGGCCGATCTTTCGCAGGGCTCGCTCATCAGCGGGCAGGGAAGCGACCGCCCTGGGGCCCTTGATGCCTCGGGCGACGGGGAAATCCTCGTAGGTGACGGCACCGACGTTAACGCAGTGGCGGTCTCCGGTGATGCGACACTCGCCAACGACGGGGAGCTCACCATCGCCGCCAAAGCCGTGACCGCCGCCAAGTGTGGCGTCGACGTGGTTACGGCCGCTTATGGGGCTGCGACCACGGAAGAGGTGAACACGGGCAAGGCCATCGTCGCGGCTGAGGCCGGTACAACGCTGAAGATCGTAGATATCAAGCTGCAGGCCAAGGGCGGCGCATCTAGTGGTGCTGATTCGGTCGATATCTGCGACTCGGACGGCACTCAGTTCGCTCAGTTCCCGGTGGCGGCTCTCACTGAGAACGCCATTGTTTGCATGGGCGACGACGCCGGGCTCGTTGACGTGACCAATATCCACGCGGCTCTCGCGGCCGGTAAGGGTATCAGCATTCAGAACGACGGTAGTGCTCTAGCTGGGGCGACCTCGATCAACTACGTGATCGAGTACATCAAAACCGCTTAGGTGGGGAGGGTGACTGATGGCCGGTGACGCAACGGGCGGCTGGGTCGCTAGTGCTGCCTCAATAGCGGCCGCCCTTACTGACGAAACTGTGCGGGCGGCTCCTGGGGCCGGGAAGTACCTCGTGCTGGAGAAGATTGTTTTCTCCAACGAGGGCACAGCCAATAGCTTCATTCTCGAATATGACACCACCCAGGTCTACCCGCCTACGGGCGCGATCTATCTGGGCGCCAACCAAACCTTCGACTCCGGCAAATTGCCGTATCCGATCACGCTGGCGGCGAACAAGGCGCTCACCGTGACTACTACGGCGGCCGACCATTCCTGCACTATTGTCCACGGATACACCAAGTAGATCATGCCAGACGCAACCGCCATATTCACAACCTCTGACGCACGCTCTTTCGATAAGGGCCAGCTTGCCAACGCCTCGCTCTATTCGGATGCCGTCATACAGGCCAAAGAGCCGGCCGTGCGGGTGCGTTTCGAGCGCATCATCGGGGTCTGCCTGGTTCCGACTACTCATACCGAGTATTACGACGGTGACGGTAGCCGGGATCTGTACTTGTCACACCATAACCCGTGGGCCGCGCATACACCCAGTCCGGTTGACGTGACCTCGGTTACCGTGATCGCGACAGACGACACGGAGACGGACTTCACCGCTACGCAACTGGCCGACCTGGTGTGCTACCCGGACAGGTTGAGAAGGCGCTCAGGCACGTTCACGAGCGGCAATCGCAATATCAAGGTGGTCTATAAGACCGGATACGCGACCTGCCCGGAGGATATCAAGCAGGCCGCTTTGCTTGCCTGCATGCAGGAGCTCGTGCCGACCAACATCCCCTCGTCTGTCATTGACGGGTCTGACGGCACCATCAACTGGAGCCGGGTCAAGGACCCCGACCGCGGGCGTTGGTACGGCAACGAGTCCATTGACGCCGTGCTTCGTGAGCACCGGCATGTTGAAACGCTGCCGGGGATAGCATGAGCACCTCTGTTATCGGCACCACGCTGGACGCAATTGTAGATGGCCTCAGGGCCTGCTCTGACCTTGCGACCGTCAACGTGTTCTCCGGCGACGTCTCTCTGGAAGAGGCGGGGTTGGAGTGTATCGCCCTTGTGGACGCCACCTTAGACGAGGTGGCGGCCGCTATGGGCGGCGAGCGCGAGGAGTCCTGGCAGGTGCAGGGCGCTACTCAGGTCATTGCCCCATGGCAGAGTGACACAGAGACCACCATCAGGTATGCGCGTGACCGGGCCTTGGAGCTGTTCGCGGCAGTCGAGACCTACCTTAACGACACCTATACCGGCTCGTACCCAAATGTGGAGGTGACGGCGGGAGAACTGAGTCAGTTCTACAGTCCCGAGGGCAGGATCTGCTCGCTGGGGTTCACCCTGGATTTGACGGGA